GGCTTCCTCCCGCTGAACCTCCCAAGCAGCAATTCACTAATACATGGGATGGCATCGAAGCTGCTGCTGCTGCAGCTGGTGCCAAGTTTCCTGAAGTTGTGGCAGCCCAATGGGCACTTGAGTCTGCATATGGCACCGCCCTGAGCGGTAAGAACAACTTCTTTGGTATCAAAGGTCCAGGGACGATTAAGACCACCTGGGAAGACTACGGCAACGGTCCAGTGACAATAAAGGCTGCGTTTATGGACTTTGCAACGCCATTTGACTGTGTGAACCATCTGGTCACCCAGTGGTACAAAGATTACAAGGGCTACAAAGGTGTAAACCGTGCAGCCACCCGTGAAGACTGTGCGTTTCTCCTGAAGCGTGAAGGATACGCTACCGATCCCGTCTACGCCCAAAAACTTATTCGCTTAATGGAGCAGAATGATTGAGGGAGTTATCACTGCTGCCATTGCAGCGTTGACAGGAGTTGTTGCTCTCCATGGAAAGTTGAACCAACGTATTGGTGAAGTCGATAGCCGGATTGATCGCGTTGAGCTGCGTATTGCAGAGAAGTACGTCCAACGTGAAGAGCTGTCGACTGCTCTCAAAAAGATGGAAGACCACATGGTCCGCATCGAAAACAAACTAGATCAAATCGCTCTGCGTCATGGCTAATAAAAAGAAAGCCACAGAAGACCAGTTCAACGAACTCCATAACCTTGTTACCTCTGAGTTCCTGGCTCGTATCAAATCCGGAGAAGCCACAACTGCAGACCTCAAGGCTGCCTGTGACTGGCTGGCTAAGAACGACATCAGCGGGGTTGCTTACGAAGGTAACCCCCTGGATAAGTTGGCCACTGTGATGCCAAAGATTGATCCAGAGATGGTTCAACGGAGGCTGTATGGCAAAGTCTAAAACCCAGGCTTATTACGATCAAAACCCTGCTGCCAACAAGCGTCGTCTTAAGCAACAGGCTAAATACAACAAAACCAACAACGGTCTAAAGATCCGTACAAATGCCAACAAGCTGAACCGACAGCTTGGCACCTACGGGAACGGTGACGGAATGGATGCCTCCCACACAGGTCCAGCAAAGGGAAAGCTTGAAAACCCCTCAGCCAACCGTCGCAGACCCCGTACTGGCCAGAAGTACGCATGACCCCGTTACTACCTACGCCTGATCACTACCTCCAAAACCTAATAACGATGACAAGTCCAGAAGCAAAAAGGCTTTGGAGAAGAGCCATTAAGGAACACTTCAACTGTCAATGCGTTTATTGCGGAGAAACTTATGAATTACATGAACTTACACTTGACCACGTACGTCCTCGTTGTCTTGGCGGGGAAGATCTTACATCAAATCTTGTACCCAGCTGCTGGCAGTGTAATCAGGCAAAAGGTAGTAATAATTGGCTCCAATGGATGAGGAGCACATTTGGTATTAACCCATCCCGTGAAGGGATGATTCTTTCTCACATTAACTAATAATGGCACCTAAAAATAAAGCCAAGCAAAAGCCTGGCAATATGCGGTCTCGTCAGCAGGCAAAGCTTAATAGTCAACGCGCACAAAAGTCTCCGATTGAACCGGCACGTCGCATTGGTCCCCGGCGTCAACTTCCCCCCAGCAGCCAAGGACAAAACCGTGTGGGTAACTCCAGCCAGCCGTGGGGACCAGAGCAGAAAACTGGTCTAGAAGTTCGTCAGACTCGTACAGACACATCAAGACCTGCGCTTCCTCCTGCAAGGGAAGCGATGCCTACATCTGGCAATCGGCCCCAACTTCCTCCTGGTCGCTCTGGTCCTGGCACCAGTCGTACTGAACCGACCCGTCGTGAAATGGCGGAGAACAAGGCTCGACAAGCTGCTCAAGGTAGCCGCTCTAGTGAAGTCCGTACGGCTCGTGGTCGCGGCACAAGCCGACTGACTCCTGAAGGCATGTTTGCAGGGCCTCGTGTTGGCGCTGGTACAAACAAAGTAATTGGAGCCCTGACCATCGCCAGCATGATGCAAGGTGCGGCAAAGGATGCTGCCAATCCAGAATTTTGGAAGGGGAAGTCTAAAGAGCTTCGCAAGCGGTACAACATGAAGAACACCCCGGAAAACAAGGGGTCAACTGCAACCAACGGTCGATACGTTCCTGGCAAAGAGCAATCGAAGTTCACTGATACCGAAACTACAAAGCCTGCGGAAAAGCAACCTGCACGTCCTGTTCGCAGTGCTAGCCAACAACCCACTACGGCTGTCCGAAACCCCTCTCCCAAGGCCAAAGCCAGCACTCCCTCTAAGCCTGCACCGAAAGCAAGCGAGACCTACCGCGACGGTGGTAAGGGCCTGTACCAAGGCTCTAAGGAGTACCGAGACAAGGTTGGTGGATCTGGTAACCCCCTGCTGAACCGCTTCCGCAAGGAAATGGGTCTGGATCAAGCCACGGGTCAACGTGCTGATGCCCCAACGGTTGCCAAAGAAGCTCCCAAACAAGAACCAAAGGCTGCTTCCAAGTCGGGTGGTGAAGGCGTGAAGGACAGCCTGAAGATCGACCAAGCCGCAACCAAGGCTGATTCATCGAAGTACTTCAACCAAGCATCAACCGACAAGATGCCCAAGTCTGAAACTGCTGAGCAACGCCGTAAGCGCGAACGGATGCTTGCTGCACGCAAATCAGGTCTTGCGTAACTAATTCCATAAATGCGTGCCGCTCCTAACCGTGGGGCGGCATTACCTCTTATTGGCCCCTAGAAGCCCCTGGAAGGCCGTTATTTATCCACTCAGGTACATTCTATTATAATGCCTATAAAACGCCGTACAGAGGCTCCTAGGGGGGTCTCCGTGATTGAGTCCCTACAGCAAGATTTTAAGCTCTTTTTACAAGCACTTTGGAGTCAACTTGATCTGCCCTCTCCAACCCGTGCTCAATACGCCATTGCAGACTACCTGCAGCACGGACCAAAGCGATTACAGATCCAAGCGTTCCGGGGTGTTGGTAAGTCGTGGATCACAGGTGCCTTTGTGTTGTGGACTCTGTTCAACAACCCAGAGAAGAAGATCATGATTATCTCGGCTTCCAAGGAACGGGCTGACAACATGTCGATCTTCCTGCAGAAGCTGATCATCGAGACCCCGTGGCTGGTTCACCTGCGTCCTAAAAGTGACGATGCCCGGTGGTCTCGTATCTCTTTTGATGTGAACTGCTCACCGTCCCAGGCACCGTCCGTCAAATCGGTCGGTATTACGGGTCAGCTCACGGGTTCTCGTGCTGACCTGATGATTCTTGATGACGTGGAGGTGCCCGGTAACTCCATGACAGAGATGATGCGAGAAAAGCTTCTACAACTGTGCACGGAAGCCGAGTCCATCCTGACCCCAAAGGAAGACTCCCGCATTATGTACCTTGGTACGCCTCAGACCACCTTTACCATTTACCGCAAGCTGGCAGAACGGAACTACCGTCCGTTTGTGTGGCCTGCTCGATACCCACGCAAGCTGTCCCAATACGAAGGATTGATCGCCCCTCAACTCCAAGAGGACATCGATCAAGGTGCCGAAGCGTGGGGTATTACGGATCCAGACCGCTTCAGTCATGAAGACCTGCTGGAACGGGAAGCCGCTATGGGTCGGAGCAACTTCATGCTCCAGTTCATGCTTGATACGAGTCTTAGTGATGCAGAAAAGTTCCCACTTAAATTCCAAGACCTCATCATTACCGCTGTTAACCCGACTCAAGCGCCGGATTCTGCTGTGTGGTGCAGTGATCCTCGTAATGTTCTCAAGGATCTGCCTACGGTTGGCTTACCGGGTGATTATTTCTACTCCCCGATGCAGCTTCAGGGAGAGTGGAGTGCTTACGATGAAACGATATGCAGCGTTGACCCGTCAGGTCGAGGCACAGACGAAACAGCTGCCACCTACATAAGCCAAAAAAACGGCTTCCTGTACGTCCACGAGATCCGTGCTTACAGAGACGGTTATTCCGACACCACCCTGTTGGACATCCTGAGGGGCTGTAAGAAGTACAACGTCACCAAGCTTGTCATCGAGACCAACTTTGGTGACGGCATCGTTGCTGAGCTGTTCAAGAAACACCTTCAACAGACCAAGCAAGCCATTGGTGTTGAAGAAGTCCGGGCTACCGTCCGTAAAGAAGAACGCATCATCGACGCCCTGGAACCCATCATGAACCAGCACCGCCTCATCGTTGATCGTGGTGTGGTCGAGTGGGATTACAACTCCAACCCCGACGACGCACCAGAGAAACGACTCCTGTACATGCTGTTTTACCAGATGAGTCGGATGTGCCGGGAGAAGTACGCCATCAAACACGATGACCGTCTCGACTCCCTTGCACAAGGCGTCAAGTACTTCACCGACGCCATGGGCATCTCAGCCATGGAGGTGGTCAAACAACGGAAAATGGAGGAGTGGAGCGACATGCTCCAAGGGTTCATCGACGACCCCCAATGCGAGACCAACCACATCGTTCTTGGCATGTCTTTAGACCAAAAACGACAAGCCAGAGGCAATTCCAAAAGTTCAGTCCCCACCTGGGTTTAAGACCGATCCCACCCGTATACAGGAGGGATGGAAGGGTGGACCGGAACTCCTGTACGGGGGAAGACAAGTCAAATAAAGACAATCTTCCCCTTTTACTATGTCCCTGGGAATGGACATCTAAAAAGTACCACCTTTAACTCACTCCCTTCAAGAACTTAATTCCGGATATACCGGATGTCCTGGAAGGGACATCACTTATATCACTAATTAGACAGTATGTCTGCTAACCACCAAGCAACACAAACACTTCACTGCGTTCAGCTGATTCACATTACTCCTGACGCAGAAGAACTCATTGCCTATATGGCAAGAGTATCAAACCCTTCTAATCAAACCAACACTAAGACAAGTGCTAGGTTAATTAGATACCTGATTGAACACAAACACTGGTCTCCCTTTGAAATGGTGAACATGTGTGTTCAAATAGAAACTACTCGGTCTATAGCAGCACAAATCCTTCGGCATCGGAGCTTTTCCTTTCAAGAGTTCTCCCAACGGTACGCACGGGTAGAAGAGATTCCCCGTAGTCCTTCTCTTCGGCGTCAAGATCAAAAGAACCGACAGAACAGTATTGATGATCTAGATGAAGTAATTAAGAACAACCTTGATTACGAGATCACCAAACACTTTGCAGCCGGTGTTCACCTGTACCAACAGATGTTGGACTATGGAGTGGCTAAGGAGTGTGCAAGAGACGTGCTTCCCTTGGCAGCTCCAACCAAACTGTACATGAATGGAACGATCAGGTCTTGGTTGCATTACTGCGACCTTCGTACCGCTAATGGAACGCAACGGGAACACGCACAGATAGCTGGTCAAGTCCAAGACCTGCTGTATCAACACCTTCCTAATGTTTGTGAGGCGATGTGGAGTGATGACTGAACAACAACATCCGATTGTTCCACCGTTAGATCTGATCAAAACATGGATGATTGAGTATTACGGTGGTGAGATACCTGGAGGGTTTGCTGGTGATGAGGTTTATCTCTGCAAGTGTGCCGCCCAATGGGGCGCAGACCAAGAGCTGGAGGCGTGCCGTATGGAGATTATTGATGGGGTAGGACGTACCTACTTCGACGAAACCAGGCACCGCGTACTTATGGCTGAAAACATTTGGGCTGCCAGACGCCCCAAGCCTCCGAGCTTAAAGGAGCAGGCGTTAGAGCAACTTGAAACTATCCAATGTTTGCTCGACATGCACGAGCTGCGATCAGACACCATCCGCCGCGCACTGGAGCAACTCGATGACTGAATTGTCAGACGATGATCTTGATGAGTTTGCCATCTTTTGGTGGGGACCAGAAAGCGACAGTCTTACAGTCACTGAGGCAATTGAAAGTGGACAGATGACTACTTTTATTCGTGCCCTTTCTACTTGGCTAACTGAGTAATTTTCTTTATGACTAACCTTTCACCTGCAGCACAAGCAATTCTGGATGCCTACCAGTTTGCACCAATTGAAGATCACCTTACGGCTGCTGCTGTCTTAAGAGCCGCTGCGGATCAGGTGATCTCGCCATTGCCACCACCATGTGAAGACTTTGATGAGTACGCGCAAGGCTTTTTGGCAGCTCATGTTAAGTACCGCGCCGAACTCCTCGCCATCGCCGCTGAACTGGAGCAACTTAATGAGGGAACTAAAACTAAATGAGTTTCATGCACTGTATGTGACGTGGAAACAAGGCATCCCTTGGTTTGATCACCTGCTGCTTGGTCTACTGGTCTGGATTGAACGGTGGGTGATTGACCAACGAATCCAAGACAACCTGGATACCGAAATCGAGAAGTTCCACGAGGAAGTGAAAAAGGTGGAACCTGATTACGTCACTCCTATTTACACAAAAACGCTCTCAGAGGGCTCTACAAGCCTCCCTGAGATGCGTTTAACTGCTCCTTGGTACACTGGCCCCTAAATGTAATTTAAAGGACCTTCCTGAGGCTTATAGATGGGTCTCAAGAATGAACGCCATTAGGTTGCTAATGCTTCGTCCTTCTTCAGTGCTTTTACTGACGAGTTGTTGGTAGGTTGACCACGACAATGTGGCGGTGACACGGACTGGTTTGCGTGTCGCAATTGTTGAAAGAGCTTGCAGATTGGCCTGGGCTCGTAAGACTTGGGTCATCAGCTCAATTCCAGTTGAGTTGGTCACGGGGTCGGTGTTGCAAGCACGCGGCCCCACCTCAATAACGTATCACAGTGATGTGAGTTGGTCTCAGAGTGCAGCAGATCTGGCTCACTTTCCGACAAAAATTTCTGAAGGCATATACCGCGTCTCCAGGGACGCCATTGACCCCTTGCCGGGGGCCTAAACGTGCTACTAGATCAATAATCTAGTCACCAAAAGGCCCTAAAACACCAGATGTAGCGTGATTCTGGGGCTGGTGACACTAGATCTACCACGAAAACCATAGGACAGCACTGAACTAGTACAAAATTATTAGGCTCGATCTGTAGCGCCTCCCTGTTGTGTGACAGTTGGACAGCCTGCACAGAATGATTGACGACCCATCCACTTGTGGGCATATTGGCCGCAGATCACAGCAGTGGTCAGCACATCGACAGCAGAATACGGGCACGCAGCCAGTCTCCGATGGGGCGAGACTGAGGCCATACAGCAGCCTGGCCCGCTGCAGCTGAGCCCACACCCTTTTTGCCCATTGCATCCACTCTGCTACGCTATCCACAACAACACCACCAAAGGAGGTGACCTATGTTTGAGTTCAACACTCCCTATACAGAAACAGAGCCGCAGGCTATCCGTGCAGACTTTGCGGAACTAATGCTTGTCTACGATCAGAACGCCGAGAGGCTGCTAAACAGCCTGGCCAACTACCTGCCCACCGACACCTTGCGTGAGTTCATGGACGACCTAGCCATGGGCCGTGTGTAATCCATCCACTAACCTACGCAACCACAAGGACGCACCAGCCAATGCAAACCACAAAGACTCAATCCCTTTGCTATTCCAACGCTGAATGGCTCAACAAACAAATCGAATACGCATCCAGCCAATTCAGCCTTGCTGTTGAATCGGGCCACGAATCTTTGATGCACTTCTGGGCTGATCGCTGGAATCGCTTAGAGCGGCATCACAAAGACCTCAGGCAAGCTTGATCTTTCAATCAACAATCCATCCACTACGCTACCAAATCCACAAGGAGGCATCATGCGTAAGATCGAACGGCTCATGAATGAAGCCATCACTGAGGGTCTCAACTGGTCGTTAGACAACACCCGAGTCGAGACAGACGGTGACAACATTTCCACCGTGTACCTTTACGGCAACAAAATTGCCCGCATTGGCAACGACTTTGTGCAGCTTTTTGATGGCAAACATCAAACAGCAACCACCAAATCGCGCCTCAATGCTATTTGCTGGGCGCATTGTGTGGACGGTGAGGGAGTATTTCAGAAGCGTGGCCAATGGTTTATTCGTGTTTGGAATAAAAGCACCAAACAGTTTGACACTGAAGAGTTCTTCAGCGGCTACATGTTGGCTGACGCTTAGTCAATCAATCCACTAACCTACGCAATCCATTCTTTGTCATGTACTACGCCATCGTCAAATTCTCTCTTGAAGGTAACGAAATTCTCGACGGATACGAT